GAGAATAAAAAAGGAAAGCCTAAGGGAGTTCAAATGATGAAAGAAGATGCACTTAAAGATCTTTACAATTCTCTTAAAAAAAAAGATTTAATTAACGAAGATAGCCACTGGAAACATCACGTAGGTTCAGAAGTTCACACCGCTGATGGCAAAGGTAAAGTAATTGAAATAGTTGGAGGTACTCTTACCGTTGAAATGGAAGATGGGTCACAGAAAGACTATCAGATCAATACTATAGATCACCATACTCAAAAAGCCCAAGAAAATCAAGCTGATACAGAAAAAATAGAAAGAGATGCAGCTTGGAAAAAATTTGATTCCCTTAAAGGAGCCGCACCAGAAACAGGAGATCAAATGGGACCTTCTATTGGGCAAGAACTAAATTATAAACCAGAAGATATTCAGACTCTTTTAAGAAAATATATAGATAAGAATAAAGATGACAAAGAGAAGATGGGTAAGCTTAAAGAGGCTGTAAAGAAGTTGAAAGAAAAAATTTCTGACAAAGAAATGACAACCGCTAGATCAACAGGACAAGTTGTTAATGTGCCTTCTAACAATAAACAAGATATACAAACATTAGAAAAAAATAAAGTAGTATATTCTACATATCCAGAATAATATGAACAAACAACTCTTAATAGAATATAGTGCTTTTCAACCAATCCAGCAGTCTTTGACTGAAGTTCGTCGTTTAGCTAATGGTAATATGGTAGTGTCTGGACTTGTTCAGGCTACTGATAAACCTAATGCAAATAAAAGAATATATCCTTATCAAACTTTATTTGTGCAAGTACAGAAGTACATTGCTGGACCAATTTCAGAGAATAGAGCTTTAGGTGAACTAGATCACCCAGAATCTTCTATTATTAACCTTAAGAATGTTAGTCATAATATAATAAGACTTTTCTGGGAAGGTAAAGATTTATATGGCGATGTTGAAATACTTCCTACTCCTTCTGGAAATATATTAAGAGAATTATTCAAAAACAATATCACTGTTGGTATTTCATCTAGAGCTATGGGTTCTGTTACTCCAATAGGTGAAGGTCTTGTTCAAGTTGAAGATGATTTAGATCTTATTTGTTGGGACTTTGTATCTACACCATCAACCTATGGTGCATACATGAAACCAATGGGTGGACTTAGAGAATCATTAGAATACGATACAGTTAAACATAAAGATAATAAAATACATCAGTTAATATCAGACATTATTTGTTCTCAATCTGGTGTTTGCTGTATTAAATAATGGATAACTCATTAGAAATATTAAGATTAAAAAAGTTAGCAGGACTTTTATCAGAAAGTGAAATACACGAATTAGGTTTAAAAGACCTTGGTGTTGGTGCTGCAATGACAGTGGCATCTTTATTTGGAAGTCCTCAACAAACTAAAGCTCAAGAACCTCAACAAATAGTTCAACAAGCTAGCGATGATATTGATATTACAAGTTCTAAAGCTGCAAAACAAATTGAAAAACAAGGTTACAAACCTGCAGCTGGTGGATTATCTGTTGATGTATCTATAGAAATGCTACAAGGCATGATAGGTAAAGGAGTAAAAATAGCACAAGGCAAAGCAACAGGTGCAACCCAATCAGCAGCGCAATTTGCAGCAACTCAAAAAGCAAAATCAAAAGTCTCAGGCCAAACAATACCGACTAATATAACTTTTTATAAAACTCTCGATAACGGAAACGTTGAAGTGCTAGTATTTTTAGGTAGTAAATAAAAAATATTTCTAAGTTTATGTATTTTACTACGTACTTAGATATTTATTGCATATGCGCCATGATCTAATATGGCACTACTATAAAAAAATCCTTATATTGCTTTACATTCTAATAAGCAATTCCCGACACAATCATTAATTATGAGTAAATTGTATCAAGACGCTATCCTTGATGCTAAAGCCCTAAGAGCATCTGCTATGGCTAACGCCAAAGCCGCTCTTGAAGAAGCTTTCGAACCTAAGATTCAAGAGATGCTTCGTTTGAAGCTATCTGAAGAAATGGGAGATGATTCTTATCAAGCTGAAGCAGAAGAGAATATCGAAGAAATGAATGACGCTATGGATCAACCACGAATGGAAGGAGACTATAGCATTAACGATTCTGAGCTAGAAGAAATTCTTGCTGAACTCGAAGAGCTTTCTAAAGTTGACGGAGCTGACCACGATAAAATGGAAGAAGCTGATGAAGACAAAATGAAAGACGAAAATTTAAATGAAGCTGAAGAAGAAGAGGAAGAAGAAGAAGCTGAAGAAGAAGAGGAAGAAAAAGTTGAAGGTGGAGAAGAAGTTGGTGACGATACTAAAATCATCGACATCACTCTTGGTGACCTTAAACAAGTTCTTCAATCTGTAATGGCTGGCTCACAAGACATGGGCATGGACATTCCTTCTGACGAAGCAGACGCTGATTCTGAAGCTGAAGCTGAAATTTCATTAGATGAAATTCTTGCTGAACTTGAAGAAGAGGGTATGAATTACCCAGAGCTTGAAGAGAAGAAAAAACATGACAAAGAGGAAGACGAAAAGAAAGATAAAGTAGAAGAAGAGCTTGAAGAAGCTAACTCTACTATCGAAGAACTTCGTCATAGCCTACAAGAGGTTAATCTTCTTAATGCTAAGTATCTTTACATGAACAAGTTGTTTAAAGCTAAGACTTTGTCTGAATCTCAAAAAGTAAAAGTAATTAATGCTCTTGACCGTGCTACATCTGTAACTGAGGTTAAGAACACTTTTGAAACTTTGAAAGAGTCTTTCGAATCTAAGAAGCAACTTAAAGAATCAATTGGTTTTGCTTCACAAGCAGCTGGTATGGCACCTAAGCAACCTATTATCGAGCAAGATAATATGATGAGTAGATGGCAAAAACTTGCTGGAATCAAATAACAAAAAAACAAAATTAACAACAAAATGGCAAATTTAGTACAATCTTTATTGACTGAATCCGCTGGTACAGCTTTCTCTGATCAACATGGTGTTGCTCAGCGTCTTGCTAAAAAGTGGAGCAAGTCAGGCCTTCTCGAGGGCATGCATGATTACGACGCCAACAACATGGCCGTAATCCTCGAAAACCAAGCTAAACAGCTTGTAGTTGAATCTTCTAACACTAACGGCGGCCTTAACTCTGGTGGTGCAACCTTTACTCCTGGCACTGGTGAGCAGTGGGCTGGTGTAGCTCTTCCATTGGTACGTAAGGTATTTGGTCAAATCGCTGCTAAAGAATTCGTTTCTGTACAGCCGATGAATCTTCCTGCAGGTTTGGTATTCTATCTTGATTTCCAATACGGAAACACTAAGAATCCTTTCACTGCTGGTGATTCTATTTATGGTACTCCAAGTGCAAACTTTGGTAACCTTGCTGAAGGCGCTCTTTATGGTGCTGGACGTTTTGGTTATTCTTTGAACCAATTTAGTTCTTCACTATCTTCATCTGTATCAGGATTTGCTTCTGCATCTGCTACTTTTGCTGATGTTGAATTTGACAGTAATTATTCTGCATCAATTGTAGCTAAAAGCTTAACAAAGCTTACAATCCCTACATCTTCTATTGATTCTACATTGAATCAATTGGGTGTTAGAGCATTTACTATTTCTTCTTCTACTGCGGCTATCGGTAATGCAGAAAACTTGCAACAGTTTACTGCTCTATCATCTAGTGCTGCTGGAGTTTTTGTTAATTTTATAGTTAACAAAGGTGGTGCAATTGCAGTTGGTGCAGCAAACTTTACTGTTTTCTATAATAAACAAACAGACTTTAACAGTCGTGGTGATTTTGAAGATAGAACTGGTAACCCATCTGTTCCAAACAGTTTGTCTGCAACTTCAATCGTTATCCCTGAGATCAACGTACAAATGAAGTCTCAAACAATCAGTGCTAAAACTCGTAAGTTGAAAGCACAATGGACTCCAGAATTTGCACAAGACTTGAATGCTTACCATTCTCTTGACGCTGAAGCTGAATTGACTGGCCTTCTTTCTGAGCACATCTCTCTTGAGATTGATTTGGAAGTATTGGATATGTTAATTCAAAATGCGCCAACTGTTGAGTATTGGTCAGCTAAGGTTGGTAATCAAATCAACACTGCAAAGACTGCTTTCACAAGCAATACTGATGGTGTTTATTACACTCAAATGAGTTGGTTCCAAACTTTGGGCATCAAACTTCAGAAAGTGTCTAACATTATCCATCAGCGTACTTTGCGTGGTGGTGCTAACTTCATGGTAGTTTCTCCAACTGTAGCTACAATTCTTGAGTCTATCCCAGGATTTGCTGCTGATACTGATGGTGCAGCTGATACA